TTGTCAACAAATAAAAAAGGGGCCCCGAAGGGCCCCGATTTATCAGAATGAACCTGAAGAACCCCAGATTCCGAGGGGATCAGACCATCCGAAGGAATAACGCTCTCTAGCTTTATAGCGAACGTTTCCAGTGTCAAAGTCTCCATCCATTGACTGAGCCAAGGGAGTACGCACAAAGTGCTTCAATCCGTTTGGTACGTCAGTGGTCAAGAACCAAGCATTGGGGTCTGTCAAGAAGTGGTTGACAGTGTAGCCCTCTGGGATTGCGCCCATTTGCTTGATAGCGTTGATATCGTTGTTTGCGGTAGCGACGCGGAGTTCGGTATCCAACAAACGTTTTGCAACGAACATCAATTGTGGAGGAATAATCAACTTCTTGGGCTTTGCAGCGATCAAGAGTCCACGCTCGTCTGTCCAAGCAGCGATTTGAATAACGGCGGCTTCAATAGAAGTCTCGTTCAAATCAACTTGGGTAGAAGGAGTGTTGGAGTTGGTTCCACCATTCACCAAGGGGTGAGAGTAGTTAAACAAAGACACGCCATCGCCGCCAACATAGCTAGAGTTGAAGCCGTTGTTCAATACGGCAGCAGCCTTAACTTGCTTGGTATAGGCCATCGCACGAGCCAAGCCTTTGGTGTAACGACCAGACAAGCTGTCGTACAAGTTATCTTCAATCGCCTCTTCAGTGATTGAGAAACCCAAAGCAATGGTTTCGTGGTTATAGCGAGTTGTCCATGCCTCTTGAGCATTGTCATAAGCGATGGCTGTACCCTCGTTTTTGACTGGTGCTGCTGAGAAGCCAGACAGTTTTGTTTCTTCCTCGAATGAACGCTCAGAGGTCTCTGTTTCGTAGATCTCTTTGTGCTCTTCGCCATAACGTGCATACTCTAAACCGAACAAAGCGTTCAAGCCTGGGAGCAGCTCTTTCAATAGTTGTGCGCGTGAAATAGCCATTTGTTAGCTCCTTAATTAAACGCCAGTAGCGTTGAAGTAGCTATGGAAACCAAAGTTCCAAGTTACCAACACTTCGGGATAGCCAGTGAATGTAAACGCTGTAGCTGTAGATTGAGCCGATGCAACTGCACGGTTAATCGTTACTGCTGTTCCGTTTACTGCGGTTACATAGGTATTGCTACCAGCTGTAATGCCAGGACCAGAAACTGCCATTCCGGGCCAAATTGCAGAGTTAGACGCAGACAATGTGATTGTCGTTGAAGAACTCGTAGCATTTTGAACCACGCTCACAGCTGTATCAGGGACAACACCCACGATACGGAAAGGAGCACCGGAAGTCAAAGGAGTAGTGGCAGATCCAGATGACTGAGAGATAGCGGAAGCTGCAAGAGCCACGCCACCAGCAGAGTCACCAGTAGTGGTAGAACCACCAGGGCCTGTGTAGAACACGTTAGCACCAACGTATGCTGGGTTAGCATAGAGGATCGTAGAGCTTTGTGCAGAGCCGCCTTGAACGACAGCAGTGCGGAACACAGCTTGGGGATCATCTACAACATAACCGATAGCGTCGGTAGCTGCTGTGCTAGCTTGCCAATATTGGTAACGATTCTTACCATAGATTGGGCCGCCAGTTGAAGAGTATTCACAACCAACAAAAATACCAATGGTACCAGCTTGAGCTGATGTGGTGTTGTATGCAAGTTGTGTGGGAGTGATACAGCCAATGTTATTGCCTGTACCGATGTCAACAACGTCACCGTTGAAGATTGAAGTGCCGTAACCGTTTAGGATAGGGAACATGCGAGTAGAACCCGCAAATACTCTACCACCAATCAGGTTAACAGGCTTCAGGCCGTAAGGGGCCGAAACGATAGGATATGCCATGTTAATTCCTTAAAATTTAAGAACCAGAACCGAACGTAACCCTACTCTCCCTTTGTTTGAACAAAGGCATACGAGGATCAGCGTCCTTCATGAAAGTGTTATCCACGGAGTCCATCTGGGCTTGGTTTTGATTGGCGTAATATTTCGCACGCTGATCAAGAAACTCAGTAGGAATACGGCATAACACCAAGCCACCAATCTCAATGTTGCCTTTAAAGCGACCTTCAGTTGGGGCGTGCATCATCAACTCGGGATACTCGTCTGCTTTGCAGAACTCATACCCTTCACGAAGTTTGGAAGAAATATTGCTGGCATCTGACTGCCCGCCATAGCTGATACGAATGTAACGGTGTTTCCAACCGGGACGTTCATCAGGCATTGGTAAAGTCTCGGGCGGTTTCCACGCCTCGGGTCTCATTGATACCTTACGAGTTTCCATCTCGCGACTTAATCTACCTTGTGTTTCAGCCATTTTTATTCTCCATTCCTAAGTAAAGCAACCTGTTTAGCGTACAACTCCAAAGGCACCCCAAGACGTTTCGCAATGTTCGCTTGTGATGTCTTCAACTTGATACGACCAGGCGGTGTGCTACGCGTAGCGGGTGCTACGACATTAGCAGGTCTAGTTGTTGCACGGCGTGGAGTCTCGTCCTCGTCCGGTTCAGCCCTTCTTTTAAGAGGTGGCTCGTTGTCCTCATCGCTCTGAAAAAATTCAGGAAATCTTTTGCGCATCGTTTTATCGATGGTTCTAAAGTACTCTTCAGTACCCAAGTAGTTAGCACCATACTCTCGTGCCAACTTCTTGTCAAGCCCCATCGCCATATTTGTCATATCTTCATAACCTTCCTTCTGGAACCAATCGCTGTTCTCCTCGACCCAGCGCTGTGTTCTTTCAGGAATCTTAGGCTTCTGAACCTGTTGCGTTTGTGGCAAAGGTTTGTCCTCAACCTCAATCGGACGCATGGTCCAAGCTCTATCCAATCGGACTGTTGCTTTCGCAATCTCCTCTTGGGCTTCCGCTAACGCGTCAGGATCAGCCGCCTCAAATGCTTTCTTGTATTTGGCTTTAGCTGCCTCCAACTCAGCCTGTGCTGATGTTTTAGACTGCTCAACCATGATCTTGGAGCCGTTCGCAAGCTGTTGCTGCAAGCGCTTATTCTCCTCAAATACCTGCCGCGCAAACTGTTCAGCTGCCTCACGTTCCCGCAAAGCTTCTTCTTTTGCACGACGCTCATCGTGATAGCCCTTGGTAAAACGCTTGATGCGTTTTTGTACCTTCTCGTCGTAGGAGTCCAACTCTTCATCAGTTACTTCTTCGACTGGAGCCGCCATAGGCTTGCGCCCACGGTCTTCGACAGGCGTATCGTCTTCGATTTCTATCTCTAACTTTGGCTCTGCCTTTTCTTCAGACGTATCTTTTTCTATCTCATCAGGAAATTTAAAATCAGACATATTTACTCCTTATGCTGCACGGGTGATTCCGCGCGGATCTTCAACAACAGCCTCTACATGCTCGTCATAAATAATTCTGAACTCACGCCCATGAATTTTTAAACGGGTGCCTGTGTTGGGTCGAACGATGACAAAATCTCCAATCTTGCAGCGTGGACCGCTTGGAAATCTCTTCTCATCTTTATAGGCTTCAGGGCCCATCTTGATTACAAAAAGTACAGGTGTCAGCATCTCTTCACGCCAGATTTCTCCGCTTGATTTGATGATTCCACTCTCGCTTTCTGCGTACTCTTCCATCGCTTCAGGGACTACTGTTAGTAGCATGAACCCCTGTGGGTCAGGAATCTGTTTCGCTTTCTGTTCTGCACTCGTGTTGAGGATGCCAGAAAGATCTACAGCGCTTATATCAAACTCACTCATCGGCTAACTCCATTCGTTGCACAAGGTCTTTGACAATGGATTCTGCATGAGTTAGACCCCGGATAACTCCACAGACGTGACGGTACTCGTCAAACGTTTTTGCTCCTCCTCCAGCGAGGAAGGTGATTTGATCGTTTCTAAGCTTGTCGTACTCAGTGACCAAGTGATTCATTAGTTTGTCGTTCAATTACTCTCCCTTTTTGGGTTGTTGCTTATTCTGATTCTTGCTGTTCTGTATGGTCTGCATCATGGTCGCCGCTCTTGTATGAGCCAGCTCCTCACGGCTGTGACGCATCTCAGCTCTATGTTTGGCGATGTCAACACCTAGGCGTGTGCTCTCAAGCTCATGCTGTTTCTTGGTCTTGTCCTTCTGCGCCGCTGCGTTAGCCGCAACCTGCATGGCTGCGATCTCTTTCTGCGACTCGATGCGTGCTTGCTCAATCTGCAACTGCTGCATCTTGGCCTGTGCTTCTGTCTGCTGTTTCTGCGCCTTGAGCTGGAGGTCTTGTTGCTTGAGCTGCAACTCTTGCATCTGCATCTGCACGATGGGGTCCTGCATCTTCTGTTGCGCGGCGGCTTGCGCAGCTTGTTGTTGAGCTTGTTGAGTGATCTGACCGCTTGCTTGTGCGATCATCACAGCCACTTGGCTTGCCATCTCTGGCGTCATTTGTTTGCTATCGTCGTCATCATCTGGGTCAGGCAGCTGCATACCAATCATGCCTTGGATCTGTACGCGATACATCATGCCCATGTGTTCTGCAATGTGTGCTTGGAACCCTGCCATGATCTGTTGTGCCATCGGGTTCTGTTGTAACGCCTGCATGATCGCTGGGTTCTGTATCATCGCGTTGTGTGCTGCGATGTGAGCTTGATGGTTCTGCTCAATGAATGCCTTGACAGGCTTCTTCATGGTGAGCATGTTCTGGTTCTCTTGCACTGGATCGACTGGTACCTCGTCGTCCTCTGTCGGTACAAGCTTGGCTGCATTCTTCACACCCAAGACCTCAATCATCTGACGATGTAAGAGTGGCAAGTCATAGAGCTGCGGCGCCTGCTGTGACAACTGCAACACAGCCTGATACGTCACAATCTTCTGAGCCATTGTCGCGGCGTTCGGATCACTGACAGGGATTACCTCCACCATGTCATAGTCACTGCGCTTGGCTTTTCTATCACCCTCTTCTGGGTCGTAGTTGTAACGAGCTGGTGTGTAATCTGCAATGATATTCTTAAGTAACTTAAACTCTTGTTTCATTGCATAATGAATGCGAGCTTGCACCGCACCCATCACCTTCAATGTTCTCTCTAGGATCGCAAGTGTTGTACCCACGGGAGTCTGTGCAGACATATCCGATACAGACATGTCTCCAGATGAAGCAAACGCTTTGCCCTCTTGAACAATGTTTTCAAACAAAGCAAAGAGTACTTGGCTTGGTTCTTTGTAAGGTAGTGGCAGGATGTTATCCCTGATCGAACCACTGGGGACGTCAACGTCTCTGAACTCTCCGGGAGCTATTGGTGTGTCATCGCCTTTAACACGCAGCCCACGCGATTTAAGACCACCCGGCAGATTTGATAGAGTTCCAGCGTCAACCAACTGACGGATAAGCATAGTAGCAGACTTAGCGTACCCACCGATAAGATGGATAAGACCGTACCCATAAAACCCAAATCCTGGTATGTATTGGTAGTGTACAAAATGGTCCCTCTTAATGTGAAGTGGATCGTCTTGGTACCAGTTCCGTCTGATTGACAATACTTTTGAGGTACCTTTCTCAATACTTACAATATACGGCAAATGAATGCCTGTGGGAATACCTTTTTTGTCTACATGCTCATACCCATTGAGGTCCAAGTTGACCTGCATCTCAAGGATGCGGTATCTATCATCCTGAATCGCTGACATGCCCTGCTCTTGGGCTTTCTGTCTCTCGATATCGTCTAACTCATGTGAGGGTTCACCCAAATCTACGTCTCTATAGAACCCTGCCACCATCAATTTCATCAACTCATTCTTCGTACGACGCATGACATGAGTGACGCGATCAGCAGAAGATAGGCTAGATGCACCATAAGGAACAACAATATCTTCAGCAGGAACGAACATAGCGACTTGTCGACCTTTACTGGGGTCATAATAGACTTTCTTGAACGCTGAACCAGCTAATGGGAGGTTCCAAAGCAACTTCTCATGCTCTGGACGGTACTCAGGCATCACTTCAGTGAGCTGATAGTTCATATCTGCCTTGACACGGGCTGCTGCGTCCTCTTTTTCGACCGTATCTTTGCCAATAATCTGTGTTTTGACGGGTCCAGCGGCTGGAAACGTCTCCATCATGCCTTCAGACTGGAATCTGACCACAGATTCAGTCAACATGGGGTGGAAAACACCACATGCGCCGTTCCAAGGCTCAGTTCTTTCCTCATATTTCAACCCAAGCAGCTTCAAACCATCAACATAAGTCTGTATCCAGTCTTTTCTGTCGCCGTTGTCCTTGGTAAAGTCCTCAATCAGCTCACTTGCCAAGCTATCAAGCTCCGATTCATCCATAAAATCGGCTAAATTGGCATCAAAATCCTCGCCTGAGTCCTTATATTTCTGTGGTTCTAGGTCAATCTCGATGTCACCCATGTTCATATGAACACTCTCAGGGTCTTCAATCTCGACCTCTATGGGATTACCGTCGTCCATGCCCATGCCCATAGGCGCCTGATACAATGCTTTGTCGATATTCGTTGCCATCTTGTGTCCTTAAACGGTGTAATACCCTTGGTTACGTTTGCTTCTGAACATCTGAATCGGATCAGGTTCATCTGTAGGCAGCTTGATGAAGCCGCCCTGCCTAAATCTAATCAATGCCAGTGTTGTTGAGTCAACCAAGTCATCGTTGGTACCACTTGGGAAGTCATTACATTCCTCAATAACTTCTTTTGCCCAGCGTCTATTGGGGGCCCAGACGATCCCACTCGCAAACAAATCCGATACAGCATTGACCCTGGCTATCTTATCCTGCCCTTTACCCGGTGTAAACTCCCCAACGGG